TATCTGCGTTACGATTCAAATTTGTCGGGCGCGACGCTCCCCTCGGTTACGTTGTCCGGCGCAGGCTCAACCCCCGCAACCTTTACGCAGGTTGGCGCGGCAAACGCATGGGAGAAGTTCGACCTCACCGTTACGCCCTCGGCCAACGGCACGGTAACGCTGGCAACAACGGTCATCAGTACGAGCTCCACGGCGACCGCCTATCTCTCCGGCGTGGTCTCATTGCCGTGGGTTACTGCCTCACGCCACTACGGATTTATCCCATCATCGGTGGCGACGCAGGTAGTCGATTCCCAGATCGTGCAGACCACCGAGGCAACGGTGGCGGCGTACTCCACCCTTGAAACGGTGGATAAGATTTATGACGCGCTCTCGCTATGGGCGTGCGATAACCCAGCAGAAGCGATCTTCTTTTCCAAGACCGATGCGGGCCTGACGCTGACAAAAAACGTCATCATTGACGATACGGCGGGCACAGCCCTCACGGTGGCGGGCGCGGATGTAACGCTTAAAGCGACCTCGATTTCCGGCACCAAGATCGAGACCACGGGCACGATCACTTTCGGCGGCACCTCCGTAACGGGTACGGCTGCATTGATCGGGTCGAACGGAAAGTCCGGCCTGCTCCAGATCGCCGGACTCACCGCCGCAGCCGTGTACGTTAAGGACAACAGCAACGCTCAGGTTGCCTATGAGGCCAGCGTAACGGGCACCTACGAGCTTGTTATTCCGTTTGGCTCCACCGGATCGTGGTCGGCGGTCACTAAGCCAAAGGGCTTCCGGCACGCCTATTCTAACTTCACCGCCAGCACGGGCGGGGTGTTTCTGTTCACGCCGTCAATGCCGCAAAAACTGAACCCCGACGGTTCAGCCATGTACACGGCGACTACATCGGCCCTCTGCGCGGTATCCTTCACGGGAACGACTCAGGCTAACATCGACCTAGGAGACGGCACAGTCTCGCTTCAAGCAGCCTTCGACGAAACCGAGGACGCGCTCGTTACCAATAACGGCATGGTATGGCTGGCCTCGGGCAAGTCGGACACCTCGCAGTTCAACTCGGCGGGCGGCGACTACCTGTTCCTCTCGACGGGATGGCGTCTGCGTCGTGCCTCTGCGGGCGATGCCAATGCCACGCTTAACGCCTTCGCGGTTTCGGCCGACGGCACGGTGGTCGATGACGTAAACGGTGGCGTTCAGTTCCTCAACTCCGACTCACCCACCGCAATCGCCGCCGCCGTGTGGGCCTACGCCACCCGCACGCTCACGGTGAGCGCGGGCGGTGCGACCCTTGCGGAGATCGAAGGCAGTACGGTCTTGGCCAAGGAGTCGACCGTGGCCACCCGCCTTGCCGCCGCCAGCTACACCGCACCGCTCGACTCGACGGCCACCCAAGCCGCCGCAGCCGCCGCCCTCAACGCCTACGACGCGCCGACGAAAGCCGAGCTGGACGCGGCTGTGGATCCGCTGGCGCTGGAGGCCACCAGCCAAACAATCAGCCGCAAGGCCACCGTCATCATTGGTGGGCTCGATTAAAAAACGCCCCACCATGCGCATTCCCGTAGATCCCGACTTCAACGAGTACACGCCCTTGTTTTGGGCCTTCGCCCTCTGGGTTATGGTCGCGGCCTACGCCGCCTCGCTCGTCTAATTTTCCCGATCACCACCCACCCACACACCCACACCATGAATCCTGCTATTATCTCCGGTATCCTCCGAGCCATCGTTCCCGCCATCGTCGCCTATGCTGCGGCCAAAGGCTTCGACATCTCCCAATTCGGCTCCGAGGCCGTCATCGGTGGCATCACCGCAATCGCGGCCGCCATCTGGTCGGTCACCTCGAAAAAGCCCACCACCCCCGCCGCCTAAAATGAACCTCGCCGCGCTCGCCTCGATCCTCCTGGCCATCTGCAAAGCGGTCCCGGCCGCCGCGCAGTTGGCTGAGATGGTCGGGGCCCAGCTCGCTGAATCGCGCCGCGCCAAAGCCCATGCCGACAATGAAGCCGACCGCATCCGTATCACTTCGAGCCCTTGGGTGTGCCCTCGCACTTGCCCTCATCGCGGGCTGCACAGCCCCGAGCCATCTGCCCCGGCTAAAGGCGATGCCTGACTATGAAGACGCCATGCGCTGCGCCCCTGATTTTACCACTGAAGCACTCAACACAATCGCCGACCTCGAAGCCCTCCGCAAATGACCCAAACGGAACTCCTCCTCCTCGCCATAAACAGCATCATCATACCGCTCTCGGGCTGGACGCTCTACAGCGTGCACCAGCTGACCAAGGGTCTCGCCGTGGAGAGCGTCTATGGCCAGGGACACGCGCGCGACATCCTCGAAGTGCGCACCCGCCTGGTCGCCGTCGAGGCGCAGGTGATCGATCTCCGTATTCGCACCTCCCATCACCATGAATCCCGGTAAACTCAACCTGCCCGCTCGCTACTACGCCCTGCGCCAAACACAGGGCCCAAGCGGTGCACCGCGCAACGATTACGCCCCGCCGGTCTCGCTGTACTTGGGGCGCGACTCGGGCAAGCAATCTGCGGTGGTGGTCGATTCTGTCGGGTCTCGGCGTGTTCAAGCAGAGGTGGGGTTCTTCTCTCACTTTGCCGAATGGCTGGAGATAGGCGGGCGGCTCAGTGTCGAGGGCAAGACCTACGAGATCGTTTCAGTCACGCCCGAGGGGGCCTACCGCTCAAAACTCATCCTCACCTGCAAGCACCTCGCTGGAGTTACTCAGCCCATCTAAATGCACGCCACCGCCCGCACCGACCTTGCCGAGCACCTCGCCGCGCTTCCCGCGCTGGCAGGTGTAGGCGCGTCGGTGCATTGGCGGCGGGCTCCGCTTAATTCAGCCACGCCCGTGGTGGTGCTCAACGTCATCAGCGACCTGCGCGGCAACACCCACGGCGGGGCCGATGGTCTCGCCGAGTCACTCGTGCAGGTGGATGCCTACGCCGCCGACTACTACGCCGTCGAGGCCCTGCGCGCTGCCGTACTCGATGAGCTCAACGGCTTCCGTGGCGTCATCGGCACGACCGTCTTCGACGCCATTTTGCACGATGCCAGCCGCGACGATGAGCCTGAGCCCGCTGACGGGCCGCGCGCTTCCTGTGATCTGCGCGTGCATTACCGCCCCGCCTAATTTTCAACCCGCTAACCACCCACACCCATGCCTTCAAAAACATTCGGCGTCACACTCTCGGTCTTCGTGACCGCTGCCTACGTCCCCATCAACGGCCTGCTCGACATCGTTCCTCCCGTACTCAGCGCCACGTCGCCCATCGACGTGACCACTCACGGCTCCGCTTCCGGCATCAAGGAGTTTGAGCCCTCCGGCTTAAAAGAGTGGAGCGAGTGCTCCGGCTCGATCCTCGTGATCGCCACCGATGCCGGCCAAGATGCGCTGCGCGCTGGCGTGGGTACTGCGATGAAGTTCAAGGTGGTTACTCCGGGCCGCGTCACCACCACGGATGATGTCATTTTTAACGCCATCGTCGAGTCAGTCGAAAACGACAACTTCGGGATCGAGGGTAAGGACACCCAGAAGTTCAAACTCAAGCCCACCGGCGTCGCTCCTGGTTCCTGATCCTGAGACATGAGCACCCCCGCCGTCACCCTCATCATCGCGGAAATCGCCCACCCGCTACGCTGGAACCTTGCCGCCCATTACCGGCTGCAAGGGCTGGCCAACCCCCCGGCAATCGCCGCGCTGACCGATCCCGCCCGCTCCATGCGTGCGATGTTCGATTTTGCGTGGGCGATGCTGCCGGAATCGGCGGGCTACCTGACGCCTGCCGATCTCGTGGAAGCACTCGACGCCGACGATGAGGCGCTGGCACGGGTGGCTTCGGCCATCGGTGCCGCCTTCGAGGCTGCCGCCGAGACCAAGGCAAAAAAAGCCGCGCCGAGTTCCTCGCCTACGCCCGCGTAGATCTCGGCATTCAGCTCGGTGAGGGTGAACTGCTCGCCCTCACCGCTTCGGAGTGGCGCTGCTATGAGGAGGCCGCCGTGCGGAAGGAGGCGAAGCGCTACGCTTGGGAGTGCTCTTTGCACGGCCTGAGAAAATCCAACCGCCAGCCCTACACCTCGGCCGACTTTATGCCTCGGCCCAAGCGCAAAAAGACCCCCGCCCAGATCATGGCCGAATTCCGCGCCGCCTTCCCCAAACCCGAAAAACCATGCTCGAAATAAAAACAGAGGGCTTTGCCGGTGCACTTGAGGCGATGTCGTCGCTGAACTTGGACTTGCAGCGCAGGATCTTGAAGAAGGCGCTCACCACTGCGGCCGGTCCGGTGATGTTTCGCGAAAAGCAGAATGCGCGGCGCAACAAGGATTCCGGCCTGTTGGCGGATTCGATCTTCGTGACGGTCAAGGTGGACCGTGCCGGCGAGGCTACCGCCAACATCCGCCCCAGCGGTAAGCGGGTGGTGGTGATGCAGACCGAGCCCGACGGGACCAAGCGCCAGGTGCGCACCCGTGCCTCGGCTTATGCCCACGTGGTCGAGTTCGGCAGCAAGCACGTACGCGCTCGCCCGTTTGCCCGCCCTGCGCTGGCTGCGAGCATGAGCGAGATCGAGGCGGGCTTCGCCGCCGAAGTGAACGCCGCGGTCATCAAGGCCACGGCCAAGGCAAACCGAGCGGCTAAAAAATAACCATGGCCAGCCAAATCAAAGTTTCAGTCATCCTCAAGGCGCTCGCCGAGACCAAGGGACTTCAAGCGGTCAACCAGGAGCTCCGCTCGATCGAGCTCCAGACGAAGAAGATCCAGCCCTCGCTCGATGCCCTGAAGGTGGCTTTCGGTGGCGTGGCAGTGGCGGCCGGCGCGCTGGCCTTCGTGGCCAAGGTCGGCATCGACCTCGGCAGCAAGATCACCGACTTGTCCGCGCAGGCCGAAATGAGCACCGAGGCTTTCCAGGTGCTCAGCCTCACCGCCATGGATTCCGGCGTGTCCATGGAGGAGGTGAGCAAGGCGATGGTGAAGATGCGCCAAAACGTGCAGGAGGCGCGTGACGGCAACGAGGCCATGACGGCGAGCTTCGCAAAGCTGAACCTCTCGGCTGCGGGGCTTCAGGCGCTCGCCCCCGAGCGTCAGTTCGAACTCATCGCCAGCCGCATCAACTTGGCGAGCGATCGTCAGGCAGCGCTCAATGCGGCGATGGATATTTTCGGGGCCAAGAATGCCCCCAAGCTGCTCGCCACGCTCAAGCAACTGAGCGAGCAGGGTTATGATGCACTCGCTGAGTCGACGAAGAAGATCCGCTTGGATGACGCGCAGCTGAAGTCCCTCGACGATGCCGGTGACAAGCTCACCCGCATGGCTGAGGCGCTCAGGTACATGGCCTCACTAGGGACCGCCAAGGTGTTGAACAGCGGTATTCTCGACAAGGCGCTTGCCCCCTATAACGCGGCGATCATCGCCATGCGTGGCACACTGGCGGGCACCGCGCCAGTCAATGGGACGGGAGCGGTTACGGGCGCTCCCGCCACCACTGAGGCAGTTGCGGCACCCGATCCAGCCGCCGCTGCGCGTCAGATCGCTTATGACGCCGCCGCTGCCAAGGCCCGCGATCTGGAGCGGCTCGATGCTCAGCGCAAACTCCACGGCAAGCTGTTTGCCGATGAAATGGAGTTCGCCAAGAAGCTCAACGCCGACGCCAAGCGCGTGGGGGCGAGTGTTTCGCAGGACATCGAGGCCCAGACCAAGGCGAGCATCGACGCAGGCAAGGCCATGACCGACGCCTACGCCACCCCCGTGGAAAAGGCGCAGGAAAACCTGAAGATCGCCGCCGAACTCCAGGCGGCAGGCAACCTCACCGCCGACACCTACGCGCGCGTCGGCAAGGCGCTCGCGGATGCCACCGAGACCGAGCGCATCGAGAAGCTGCGCAAGTCACTCAACCCGCTTCAGAAGGCGTTTGCCGATTGCGCCAACCAGATCGAGGGACACCTCACCGGTGCCCTCACCGATATGGTCATGACCGGAAAACTCGGCATGAAGGAGCTCGGGACCGCGATCATGCGCGACCTGGTTGCCGCCCTGATCCGTGCCCAGATCGTCATCCCGCTCATGCGTGCCATCTCCGGCGCTACGGGTATGGCTGGGCTTTTTGGCGCGCCCGCAGCTGACGGCGGATACCGCGACGGCTCGAAGCCTTACCTCGTGGGCGAAGAGGGCCCCGAAATCTTTAACCCAGGCGGCGGCGGCACCATCACGCCGGCCGATGTCACCGCGCAGTCCATGGACGCCGCGTCGTCAGGTGGCGGCGGTGGCGGGGACACGCAGGTGATTAACCTGCACTTCACCAATGGCGTCACCCGCTCGGAGCTTTCGGCGCAGATGCCGGTGATGATCAAACAAATCAAAGAGGCCGTCAGCGACAGCGTGCGCCGGGGTGGATCATACCGCCGCGCCTACGCTTAACCCTAAAACCGCCACCCGCTCACCATGCCGATCACATTCCCGCTCGCCGCCCCCACGGCCCTCAGCGCCAAGACCACGCAAATCTCGTGGCTTGCCCGCCGTGCGACCGCGTCGGCCATCTCGCCCTTCAGCTTCGCGGTGCAGCGCTACCACCACCCAGGCGAACGCTTGGAGCTCACCTATAAAATCGCCCCGCTCAAGCGAGCCGACGGCGAGGATCTCGTGGCCTGGCTGCTCTCCGCAGGGCGCGGCACGGTCTGGCTGGGTGACTTTGCCAATCCACTCCCGCGCGGATCCGTGGCTGGCGTCGTCACCGTGGGAACTGGAGCGGCGGCGGGCTCGATCACGTTGCCGCTCGCCGGCGGCACGGGCACCTTTGCCGTGGGTGATTGGCTCCAGATCGATGGGACGCTCCACAAGGTGATTTTCGTGGATTCGGCCACCAGTGTGCAGGTGTTCCCTCGGTTGCGCGCTGCCCATGCCAGCGGTACGGCCGTAACCTATAACAACCCGCGCGGCCTGTTCATGCTCTCCGACTCGGCGGTGTCCTGGGACATCGACTTGGCCCGTCGCTATGGGCTGACCCTGAGCTTTGCCGATGCGGTCGGCTCCAGCACGGCCACCACCTACGCGAACTAACCGC